CTCATCAAGAGTTGAATTATTATAGATAACATGTTTAAACAAATAATTATCCATTGCATACTCTGACCCATGTGCATTGACCGCACTGTTAATACGCCTATTGATACGCCATATTTCACCACCTGCTTGCTTGATTGCATCGGCTTCATTTGGATAACGCACATCAGCAAACACAACCCGCTTATATTCTTTCGCTCGTTTAAACGCTTGCTCAATCCAAAAGTTTTCGCCATACAAATCACGACCAACTTCGGTGCCAAACCACTGTAGTAATCTACGCACTTCGGGGTTCTGCTTGGCTACCTCCCAACCATACTCATCAACTAAATCACTAACACGAGTACGATTCTCAACCAAAGGGTTTAAGGTATAGATTCCATCACGAATAGGTAAAGCAAAGGACACACGCTTGAACCCATAGTTTAAACAAAGTATTTCAGCAACTGTGTCCTTACCACTACGAGCATAGCCACTTAAACCAATTAACATTAGTCACTCCACCACTCTTTTGCTATGCCATAACTATAAATAAAAAATATAATTGCTACAGTATTTATTGTTAATAAGGCAATAATAATTGCTTCACTCATCACAACCCCAACCTAATAAAAATTTCAAGCACAAGTTTATAGAACTCCAAGTCAAGCAACATCATCTGTAGTTCCAGTAATATAGATTGCATTAGTCCCCTCTTTCTTCTTGGTTTATTATCTCTGCTTGGGCTTCTGCGTTACTACGAACACGCCTACGCCCTCGCCATATAGGTGGTTCTCCACCGAGCCTATCTTGTAACTTATCTAAGGCACGCTTAACACGCTTACGCATGGCTTCATCGCTGGCACCATAACTCTCAGCAAGGGCAGCAAAATCCATACCACCTTGTGCATATCGCATCCGTAGCAAATCATTATCTGCCTTGTTTAAACGAGCCAAACCAGCAGCAACATCTGACAGCAAGGCTAGTCTGTTCCCACCCTCGGAAGGTTTACTAGAGTGGGTAACAAACTCTGAGGACATGTCAGGTGTATCAGTCCAACCAACATGCTCCCAAACATCAGGCAGTAACTGATGTAATACTACATGTGTGTAGTAAAAATTATCTGACATAGGTGAGCGTGAGTGTCTTGACCTTTCCTTAGCCACATACTTTTGTGCCTCATTGTAAAAAGTTTTACGCAATTTATACTTTAAACTTTCTTCACCATGCCACTGCTCTACCTTATTCCAATGCTCTAATGCCCACAAAGACATGTGCTGGTACAAATCATCAGTAGTTACAATACCCCTGTGCATACGATTAGAACGGCTTGATACCTGACGAGCAACACCATAAATGGTTTCCCAAATCTTGTCTTGTTCATCCATCAACTGGTTCCTCATTATGCTTTCTAGTCGCTGTCATTAAATCATCTACTGTAATTAGATAACCTTTACTAAGGTTCGGTGGTATCTCGCAGGTTATCTCTCTACCAAAGTTATCTACCGCATACCTAAGTACAAATGTAGGTACCATGATGACCGATACCTGTAGAACGAAAGCCCAATAGGAAGCCTCCGTAACTGAAAGCCCTGAATCTGCCCATGCTTCGGTCTTTTTAAAATAGCAGGAAGTTTCAATGTATAGATTGTTTGTTTTGTACCATTTTCTATCTCTCTTGACTTCCACAGTTCTACCTTCGGTGAGTAGTTCTTCAACAAGTTGTTCTCCTTTTCTTCCGTATCCAAAGTCTAAATCAAATGATGAGTTCTTAGCCAAGGTTAGACACCTACTCGTTTGCGTAATCCCTCTGCACCTTCGGCTAGAAATACATCATTGACATCTTGATTATCAGGCATAAACACAGGAAAAACATTATTTAGTTCCCTGCTTATAGTCTTAGCCATCTCACGCCCTGCATTATCACCATCACAGAACAACATAATCTTGTCCCAACCATCAAGCACACGAGAGTAAAACTGTTTCCAGTTATTAGCACCAGGCAAACCAACTGCAATGAAGCCAACTTGTGTAGCAATAATGGTATCTATCTCACCCTCACATACAACTAACATGCCATTGTCCCTTGACAATGCACTAATGTTGTAAATGTGAGTAGTTGCCCCTGGTCTTGATAGATACTTCGGTCCACTATCGTTGCTTAAACTACGAAAGCGAATATCAATTACACCCGATGGTGTCAGATAAGGTATAGATAACTTACCTTGGTATAACTCATGTCCTGTTTCAGGATTCTTCACGAAGCCGAGGCGGAATATACGAGCCGTTTCCTCTGCTATACCGCGACTCTGTAGATATGGGAGAGCCTCTCCTAGGTTTCTTTCGTAGTTCTCCGTTGCTTTCGCCAGTAATTCCCTCTGCGATTTTGAGAGCCTCGCCATAATTAACTCCTTCTCGTTTCATGATTATTGAATAAACATCCCCTGCCATGTCGCAAGCAAAACATCTAAAGCCACCGCCTTCTATGTTTACACGAGCAGACTTAACATGGTCATTGTGGAATAAGCAACGAACTGATTGCCACCCTCCACGACTACTTGGAATAGTAAAACCGTAGTGCTCTAGTACCTTCACGATACTGTGCTTAGAGGTTTGGGAGGACATCACTGAGCCTCTGAACAACATAAGCATCTCCTATTCCTTTGTTACTTGCTTTGATTATCACCAATGGAATTGGTGTAACTGCAAGTTTCTTTTGTTCTTTATAGTTCTCTGCTTCAATCTCTGCTTCACGCAACCAGCCCGATAAATCTATGCGACCATCACGCCTTGGAGCCTTGGCTTCTACTACATAAAAACCATTAACACCAGGAACAAAAGCATCACCAACATCATTGCGACCTGCACGAGGTAGGCGTTGAGCGTTTAAACCATTGGTCATAAACCAGTCAACTAATTCTATTTCAAAGTTAGCACCTCTGCGCTTGTTACTCTTTTGCTGACTCATGCTCGTTCCTTTCTGATGCTTCAACGGCTGCCCAATATAAGTTATAGAAGGGACCATCAAATGCAAAGCGTTTCATGTGCTTTGCTATCACTCCAGTATGTGCATGAATTTCCATGCCTGCCTTTCTAACCTTACGGAAGAAGGCAATGTCCTCACCAATAAACTTCTCACCTCGTTCATTGTTTTCACCAAACCAAAAGTCCCCTGGAAATTCTTTATTAAGTGCTGATAACACACTCTTGTGCATAAGAATTAATCCCATACCAGCATTATCTACCTTAAGTATTTGATTCTTAGGTAACGGATGTAAGTACTGAATCTCATAATTATTACCTGTTTCATTAAAGATACAAGGCATAGGTTGCATCAATGAACCCTCTGGTTGTTTAGATATAAAGTAAACACCACACATAATGGGGCGAGTAACCTTGTCTGCTGCATCCCATAAAGTTTTTAAAACTTGTTGAGTTAATTCAATATCAGAATCAATCCATAGTGCCCAGTCAGTATTAACCTTTTGCCACATCTCAATGGCTGCTTGGCGTTGTCTTGCTATCTGATTACCCTGTACACGAATAGCATTATTAATTGGTACGCCAAATGTATGGGCATGAATTATTGTATAAACTAAACCTTCAGTAAACTTGCCATCAGTACTTCCATTATCACACCAAATAATTGATAGTGTTTCTTTATTACTATGCGCCATCTTTAAACTCTCCTTGGGTTTGGTCTATGACTATCATTGCGTGTTCTGCTAACTCTTTAAATGATTCACTCATGATTGAGAGTCGTTCTGCGATTTCTTCTCGGTGGTCTGCTCCCCCTTCTTCGGTGAGATGTCCAGCAAGTTGACCCACATAGTCAGCAAACTGGATTGACTCAAGCCAAATTGCGGAGGGATTGAAGATTTTGTTTGTTGCTTCATCAATATGCTCCAAAAAGTTTGGAAGTTCACTTAGTAAACTATCCTTCAGTGTCTGTGGCAGGTCCGCTTGTGTTATCGCTTTCTCCACCATCTTCGGGTTGATTGAGATGCTCGCCACTGTAAAGTTTTTTATGCTCTCCTTGTGTGAGTTCTTTAAATTCTTTTTTTTCGGTTTCTTCCCAAACATAGGTCCTCCAACCAACTGTCCAAGTAAAGTTCTTTGGTAAAAATTTCAACTGCTTTTTCATATCTTTAATTAGTTCTTCGGTGGGGACAACTATGCTTTCACTTCTATCTGAGCCAAGTATTTCGCCCATGTTCTCTACTAATTTAAGTTCCCAACTCATTGAATCACTGCATCCTTTATCTGCATACTGGCTGGGTCGTAAATAAGCCACACAGGTGAAGAACCAGTGGCATCGGCTGGACCGTATCTATTCTTAACAGCACACACGCCCATGGTTGCAATCTGTCCGTGTACTGTAAGGATTAACGAGGGAGTCTGAGCAATCTTTCCATGCAATGATGAACGCGGTGGACAAGGATTACCAGTAACGCCTTCGCTAGTGTGATGACATACAACTACAGCAGCACCAGTATCTCGTGCCCACCACTTGAGTTCACGCATGAGGGTGCGTAATCCACCCCACTCATCCTGCCCATCAAGTGTAACATCAACAGCATTATCAAGAACAACAAGTTCAACATCTTTACCCAAGCGTTCGCGGGCTGCAAGAATTGAATCCTCAATATCTTTTAAATTAGGTGCAGAATCAAACTCCCACATAATATGGTCTGCTGGTTTTAACATTTGTGCAGCCCACTCTCTATCTGATTCCATCATAGGTTCAACCTCTGCTTGCGTTCTGTTAGTTAACATTGCAAGCAAACGCAAACTCATAGTGTGAGAGTGTGTGTCTGCAGAGATGTAAAGAGTTGGTACTCTTACATGAACTGCAAGTGACAGAGCAAATGTAGATTTACCAGCACCTGGAGGACCTGCAACCATACTAACTTCGCCTCGTCTAAACGCTATCTGCTGCTCCAGCAGGGAGCGCCACACTGTTGGAAGCGTGGCGCCACCCTGTGAGGCAGTCCTGATTGCGCGAGAAAGTAAGCGCATTTGCTATGCAGGAACCTTCTTTGAGCAAGCCTGACCCTGTGGCAAAGGGCAAGCATAAAACGCCTTGTACGGTCTACCAGTAGATTTAGCAATACCTGCTGGAACAAAGCGCATTGGCGCTCCACCACATGCTCCACCATCACATGTTGGCGCACCAGTTGGTGCTGCTGATATTGGTGCATTGGGTGTTGAACCAACTACTTGTGCATTTGGAAAAGTATTTTTTACTACTGCCATACCTTCCACTGTTTTTTCTAAATCAACTAACGCTGCAAGGCGTTCGCTAATTTGTGTCATTAGTAAATCAAGTTCAGCACCATCGTTGGCACGAAGATTAATTAACATGCCATCTTTCTTGGTCTTGAAGTTGATTTGTATTGGTGTGTTATCACTCATTTGTTTCTCCTAACTCAGGATATTTATGTGATTCTGTACCTTTTACTGCATAGCAAGCATGATTAACAGAACATGTCCCACACATAAAGCCAGGTTGTGGGATGAATATATTGTTATCAATGGCAATCTTGAACCCACGAAGATGTGAGCCAAGTCTATTTTCAGTGTGATGGTCTAGGTCTACTGGAGTTGTTAACTCCCCTGTGCGTGCCATGAAGTATGCACCCTTGGTAGGGCGTACACCCATAACCTTTTCGCACATGACTGCATAGGTTCCTAGTTGTGTATTTGCAATCGGTGCTCGTGTAGATGTCTTAATATCTATAACAGTAAGTTCTCCGTCAGGAGATACCATTAATCTATCAAGAAATCCTTTCATTAATACTCCGCTAATCTCAACATTTAGTTCTGTTTCAATAGCAAAGTCACCGCCTGAAAGTTGGTAAGGCATATACGGATTATCTTGTTTGCGCCACTCTATCCAGTTGTGGAACATCTTAGGTCCATTGTCCAACCACCAAGAAATATCCTCTTTATGTGGATATTTTATGGTGGATTTACCACTAGCGCGGAAGGGCATACCGTTGTCAACCATCTCGTAGTTTTTTTGCCAATACTCTACAAAGACTGCACGACAATCAACATCTGCGATTGCCTGCATTTTTGGTTCCATACGGTCATACCACTCAGTACACTCGTGCACAGATTTACCCCCTACAAGCCAGTAGGATGGGTTCTCAGGCACTTTCTGTATTCGGGAAAGATAGTACGACCAACCACAATTAAGCCATGTACTCATGGCGCTGTGACTGATGTAGGGCTTTCCAGTTTTTTCTTCAAGTGTCATTGCAATAGGAGAGTTTACACGCACCTTACTCCTCTATCCTGCGACACGCCGAGAGAATTACATAAATGTAATTTTAAACAAAAACTCACTACACTCCTGTTCGTGCAGAACGGAAGTAGTGTATGTGGTTGCTGAAGCGTAAGCGGAAGCAACACTCTGCAGATTATAGTGGTATACCAACACATGTGTGTCCATGTGGCTCTAGGTTATTAAAGGTTAATTGCATCTTTGATAACAATGAAATAGTCCTTTGGTTTACAGATGCAGAGTGTTCATTTTGTGGCGCAAAACTTACAGCCCCTACTCCAGTAGATAATGTGATATAGTCAAATTACCGTACAGCGTTGGGGAACGCGGTGTGGTGTACCTATTAAGGAAGATAGGTAGAGCAAACGAACATACAAAAAAGCCCCCGCTAATCAAGATTTCTCTTGACTGCGGGGGTCTTTTGTTTAAACAGTATAAATTATTTAGAACCTAAACCATATTCTTTCTCGGTCTTGTCAGCCCACTTAGAAAGCGGAGCAGCAAGAGCACCGATAAGAATTGCTTGCTCAGGTGCTAGGTCAGCAGCAAGTGCTAATCCCATTGTGATTGCTGATGCAAGAACAGCACGAAAATAAGACTTAACTGCAGCCTTAGTCTTTTTGCTTTTTAGTTTAGCGATTAGGTCTTTCATGTTTTGCCTTTCGTTTAAATTGCCTACTTTTTTTTTGGGTTATTGCTTATTGTTTCGGCAATTATTTGTTTGGTTAGGCTTGGTTGATTTTTCCACCAGAACCAAGGGCTGGTATCTTTTGCAAACTCTGGTCTAATGGAAATGTGTAAATGTTTTTTGTGAAGATTACTACCTGTATATTTTCTATCACCTTGCTTGGCTTTATCCCTTGACCAAATCTTTCCACAAAATATGAGATAGTCAACTCTGTCATCTTCCTTGAACTTTTGGAATAATTCTGCACAGTCAATACCATGCTTTGGGTCATGGGTT